CTTCATCAGTCACGCCTAATACTTTTGATATAGCGTATTGCTTACTAACGATTCCACTTGCTAATGCTTTAACCCAATAATCGAGTTCTGCATTTCTATCTGTGAACACTCCATCATCAAGGTTAACTGAAATATCCTCTAGCTTAGGTATTTCACCATGATATATTCCATGTGCCTTACCTAACTCACAAATAGATACTACAAGCTCTTTTATTGAATGTTCCACTAGTGATACAATGCTGTTTCTTAATTGGAATGTATCAGAATTTTCACTAACTACTTCTGTTGCCGTCTTCATCGTTTTACCATCAAAACTAAACATTCCACCACTAACTCCAACTTGCATTTCAAACATTGCTAATCCCTTATTAATGGCTTTAATGTAATCATCCGCCCTAATAGGTGTAGTTAAATCAACGATTTTATTATCATCAATTCCTCCACCTATTTGAACGAATACATTTTGGTCTGTTTCAAATCTTCGTTTTGTTGTAAATTCAGTTCCTGTCATAACAGTCATAGTTGTTAATCCTTCTGGAACGGCAACTCTACGCTGTCCCATCTTGATTTCCCACATAAACTCATCATAAGTTCTATTAATGAAATCAATTGTTGTTTTCGCATTGTCAAATATCGATAACCCCAACGGACTATTAATATCTTTATTATTCATTCCTGGAGTTTTCAAGTAAGTAAATAACGGTCTAGTCAGTCCTTTAATCACTATGCTTTCCTCTAGGTCTTCATATAGTTCACTCAATAACACTTGACTACCAATTGTGCTTGAATTGTTTGACTTGTAAAGCTCATTTGTAATTGTTAAATCTTCTTCGTTCCACTCGTGGAACTCAACTAATGTGTAATAAATATTTGTCTTACCTTGACTTTTAACAGTCTTAGTTATGATTGCTGCACTGCTTACATCTTGCATGTTGCTTTGTAGCGGTAAAAATACTGGCGCTTGAATAAATGCAACCTTAATTGTTTTACCATCAAAATATGGTCGCATTGCCATTCCACCCAAAGCCAAACAACTTTCAAGGTATCTTTCAAAGTTCTTGTTAAATCTATCATTTAACAAAACATCGTTAATAAACTCATTAATTGTTTCATTATCTACAGTAATCTCAGCTTGTTCATTGTAAACTAACCCTGCTATCTTCTTACAAGCTGTTCTTGCAAGTGGTAAATGATTAAATTTCCTTGTTCGTTGCTCCCCGTCTGTGTTCAGATAGGTTACATCGTTAAATTTACTTTGAAAGTATTTTAAATTGTTCTGAATCCTGTTGTATTCTTCCGAAGACACAACAATTTTCGGATGGTCTAATATACTAGTTAAACTTCCTTGCATTGTGTATTTGCTCCTTTTAAAAAAATCTTTAATAATTTGTATAATTTTCATCGTTATACTCCTACGCTTTTAATCCTAATAGTTTTGAGTTGTCTAAAACAAAATACTTAAATTCATCGACGGTGTGGTCGTCCTCTTTAATTACTTTTGGTTCGGGTGTATTGATAGTTTTTTCGTCATATCTATACATTTTATGTTCTTCAATGAATATCTTGTTATTTTCATTGTTCAAATAAAAGAACCTACCTTGAGCAAGTAAACTGGTTACTGTATCAATCATAGTTTGATTTTTTAATTTTGCCACAGGGTTCCACCTTATCCCAAAATCTTTAAAGTATTGATTTCTTAACGCTCCCTCAGCACTATCTATTGTTAATTTAATAGTGGGAACATTATATATTTCTTGAACGCTACTGATGAAATCATTAATCATAATAGTTAAATCACTGGGTGCTGCTTTAACACTTCTACCTGCTGGAGAATAATAAAACGTATCTAATAAGATCACATTACCTTTAGCAGTTATTCCATAAGCACCGCAAGCCGTGGCACTTTGTTGGTGTCCTGTATCTAGAGCATAAGATATTCCTATGATTTTATCATCGCTAGGTAATTCATCTAAAGCGTGAAAGCAAGCCATGTTATAAACATTATTTCCTAATCCAACTGGCTCTCCTAAATAAATGTAACGATAATAATCAAAGTCATTTTCTTTAATGCGGTTAATATCAGCCAACATTTGCTCAGTTACAAAACCTAATTCATCGTTTAAATAGTTTGATTCATGGACCAAATAACCCTCAACTGTTTTCATTTCTTCGCTCCACTCATTAATCCAATCATAAGGATTTCTAGGTGGATTATAACTCCAAAAGAACTGCACAAACGGTATTAATCGGTGTTTTTGTCGCATAAAAGTAATGTTTGTCTGGTCAAATTCTTCTTTGCTGTCAAACTCTGCTGACTCTTCATACCATACCGCTATGATGTTGTTAATATCATTTGATTTTAACTTTTGAAAGTCATCTGCCCCGTAGAAATAAAAACTTGAACCTGTAGCTTTGTGAATTATTTTAAACGGTGATACTGTACTTTTGAATGAATCACTTAAACCATATAAATTAATGGCCCAATTAATTTTATTAAAGACACTATCTCTAATTGTGTTAGCAACTTTTCGGATAACAACTACATTAGCTTTCTCACCTTTAGCTATCATTTTAACCATATCATTAACCAGTTTTAAAGCTACTACAGAAGACTTAAAACTATTCCTACCACCTTTTAGCACGTTGTAAGGTACTTTAGAACACCATACTGACTTAAAGTGAGGATTAACATTCTTCTGAACATAAAATACTTTATTCATCTTCCCACCTATCCACAATTATAATATTTTCACTAGGTGCAACCTCAGTATCTTTTAACAAGGATTGAGTTTCAGCTTTGATTTTAGCTTCTACCACAGGGTTAAATTTACGCCATTGTTCAGGTTTACGATTTTTAAGCCAAAAAATAATAGCACTAGTTTCTGGAAGTGCTACTTTCTTGATTTTTTTAACCCGTTTCTTTTGTTTCCCGTCGATCTCTTCAATGATAGTTTCTGTTTCTTCGTACTCAAAACCAATTGCACGTTTTAAAAGTGCGTTCTCAACTTCAAAATCTACTGGAGCCTTTCCCCTTTTTAGGGAGTCCGAAATGTCCGGATACTTTTTCAACCAATCATAAAATGTTGATTTTTTTATACCCATATTTTTAGCTACCTGTTCATCAGTAAGTCCTTGACGTGCCCAACCCTCAATCATTAATAAGTTATCCTGTTCTAACCACTCTTGGTACTTACCTCTAGCGATTTTATTCACCTCCCAACAATTCTAAGAGCGCTAAGCGGTGATCGTTGTTAATCGTTTCTAACTTATTAACTACCGCTTCATATTCAGTTCGTGAAAGTTTAATAGTTAGCTTAACCGTCTCGTCTGTTGGTTCGTCGTCTAGTTCCTCAAGTTCCTCTTCAAGCTCCTCGAAAAACTCTTCAAACTGTTCGAATCCGTATAAACTAAGGTCGGTTTCTATCTCATTTAGCTCTTTCTCTAAACGTTCCATATCAAACCCGGTGTTCATTGTTAACTTATTGTGTATTAAAATATACTCGCGTTTTTGCTTGTCTGTTAGGTGTCCTAACTTAATCACCGGTATAGAATCATAACCAAGACGTTTTAACGCAAGGAAACGCCCGTGACCTTCGATTATAGTATTGTTTTCGTCTATTGCTATTGGGTCATTATTTCCGTATTTTTGAATAGACATTATAATTTGTTCTATTTGTTCGTCAGTATGAATTTTTACATTGTTTTCATACTCGTTAATTAAATTAATATCAATCAGTTCTATTTGCATACCATAAATAACCTTTCTTTTTTACTTAAATCCATACCGCCAGCAAAAGTGCTCCCGGCTTTCTCGAACGTCCATACACATTTAAAACGAGGGTCTGAAATTGCGTAACTAGAGATTAAAACTATATTTTTTTTACTCATTTCATAAGCCCAATCGTAAAATAATTTAGAGTTAAAACCGTTCGACGTTTCACGAACACAAACCCTCCCCTTATCATTTAACGAGTAAACTTTTGTACCGTCTCTTAATTTAGTTCCTTTCGGTTTCGTCTTTAAAATCTTTCTAGCACGTTCTAACTTGTCTTTAGAAACAGCGTCGCTTTTTACAGTAACGTAACCGGTAGTATTCTCATAAGGTGGGTCTAAATATAAAATAGCGCCCTCTACATGAGAAAACGCCCTATAATCTTTATTATGCATTTCTAAATGTTCCAACCTATTAACACTGTTAATATTATACAATTGTTTTAATCTATTTATCTGTTCTAATTGTTTTAATCTTTCAATGTTAATTAAACGTCCCACGTGGGCTTTATAAGCGTCTGTTTGTTTATAGTTGCGCCAATCTTTCTCTTTTTCGAGAATTTCAAGAGCTAACTTATACTTAGGTTCCGACTTGTCAACCGAATATAAATAACTATCCCTATCGTTTCCAAAACTATTAATCAACAATTTCAGATTATCAATAGGGCTTTTCTGTTCCTTAGCTTTAATTTTAAAAAACTCGTCTCTTGATAAAATAAACGTTTTAATTTCATCTTCTGTAAGTTCTAAACTTTTATTAAACATTTCATAAACATCTGTTTTAAGCTCGTTATATACGACGTCGTAGCCTTGGAGTAGTAACTCACAACTCATAGCACCACCACCGCCAAAAACGTCGTATACTCTTTTATTTGTTCCGAAATTTTCTTTAATAATTTCTACTATTTGTCGTGAGATTTTTTTTTTACTTCCTTGATATGGCAACCCTATTGGTTTACCTTTCCTGTACTTACCGCTATAATTTATCATTTAACCTCCAAAATAAAAAAGCACCTGCGAACAGGTACTTTTTATATTGCTAATAAAATACTTTTACTTAAAAGAGAACTTGTAAAAATATTACTCTATCATAATAGCACATTAATTATTATCTATGGTAATATTATATTATAAAATATAATAAAATATTATCTATTATTAGATATTCTGATTGCACTTAATGCTTGCGCATGTAATTTATTTCTAGTATTTTGTGGTAACTCCATTTTCTCCTCAATAACATCCCAATTAAGGCGCTCTATGTATCTAAGAGTTAATAGCAGTTGTAACTTTGGATTTTTCACTTGATTAATAACCTCTAACACTTCTTTCTTAAGTTCTACAGCTTTTAAACACGTGTCAATAATATCCTGTTTATATCGATCAGTTTTATCAATCAAAGCTTCCCAACTATCCTTATTACCGCCTTTAATTTGTTCTTTACGATAATCAATAGCTTTAACCCCTTGCTTACGTTGTTCTTCAGCTTTTAAACTACGTTGTAAGCTGTCAATCCTATCTTCATACCACCAAATACGTTCTAAAAATCTTCTTGTGTCATTTCCTTCACGTTTTTTAATCTTCATCTTTCGTTAACTCCTTTAATAAAGTTGCTAAAATGTGCATCGCCAAAACTAAAGCTATCATTAACACAACTGCACATACACTCCAAAATAACCCTATTACAATTGACGGCAGCATTTCTATTCCTCCTTTGCACTCCAGTGAAAATAATCAATCTCATTAACACTTATTCGTTCCGAACCTATCCAAATGAATGAATCTTCTGAATCTTTAATAGCTTGAAATAAAACTTCAATATTCACTATATTAGCTTCAACAGTTATAGTTTCACCGTTGTTATATTTAATCGTTAAATCATATATCATTTTTATCACCTATTTCAATCACCATTAGCAAAGTACCTCTTTAATCTCATCTCCGAACTCTTTGATAAATAGTTCTGCTATTTCTTCTGATTTGAAATAAGGTAGTTTAGAGAAAGGTTTAATTCTAGCGTAACAGTCAATTTTAAAAGTTTTGTATAATTTATCAAATATAATAAAATATTTTGTTTCGTTACAATCATTCCAGTTAGGTGTCCAATCTCCATTATGTTCCTCTTCCCACTTATGAAGTTTAAACAGTAATATAGATTCTTTTAAATGTTGTTCTGCTTCTTCTTCAGTTTTAAACGCTAATCCAAGTCGATATTGAATACGTGCAAGATTCATATTGCAACCTTTTAAAGAGTAAATGTTTCCATATTCGCCTATGAAGTAATTATCACCTACATCCTCTGGCACTTCCACTTCATAAGGTTTCTTCTCCGCCTTTTCTTCTAGTTTTACTTTTAAATCTTTAATTTGTTGTTCTAACTGTTCAATCTGTTGTTGTAATTCTTTATTAGTCATTTTCAAACACTCCTAACTCATTTAATTCTTCAACCATTTCATCTCTGATTTCATTTATAACTTCTATAATCTTTTCTTTATGCTTACCACTAAAATAAACAATTTCATCATGAATATTAAACGATTGAAAATTTGTTGATACTTTAATATCGGTTCTACAAGTTTTAAACTTTTTTAAAAAATCGTTTATTTTGTTTATTTCTTCATACAGTTCATTAGCTTTTTCTAATTCTCTATAGTTCATTAATTAGTCCTCCAACAATTCTTTATTTTCGTAAATATTACCAACTACTTCATATTTTGGTAATATTCCTTCAATGCCATCTTCTATTCCTTCTGCAAACCAACACTTTTCATCTTCATTGACCGCATAAAACCCATAAACACTATGAAATTTTATAGTAAAAACATCTTCGAAATCTGTTTTCAAAATATCACCATGCTCAATTTCTTTTCCGTTTTTATCCATAAAACCGGTACCGTAAATAAATTCAACTTCATCAAAATCACAGTAACAATATATATGTTCATCTTCATCGTAAACCGCAACTACTTTAGTATCAAAGTTAATTGATTCTACTTCTAACACTTTGTTCAAATACTTAACATATACTTTTGGTTGTTTCATAACTTATTCCTCCTCTGTAAACATCATCTTAAATATTTTTCTAACAATCCCTTTAAATATTCCATACAAAGTAAAAACTCCAAAAATAAATAATATTCCGTAAAAAATTATCGCTATTCCATTTTTTAAAAAATCAATTATTGCTTCCATCTTTTATTCTCCTTTTTATTCTTTTCTAACCGCGTTTTAATTGTTACAAACATAACCGTCGATAAAATAATCGCAAAGAAACAAAATATAATACTTAATATATATATCAAAATATCTACTAAAGACATATTTTATACCCCTCTAATCTTCCCACCATCTCGATGGACTTCTACCGAAAATAATTCTTCTAATACGTCTAATTAATCTTTCAATCATTAGCAAAGCACCTCTTTAATCTCTTCTCCAAACTCTTCAATGAATTGTTCTGCTAGTTCACGTAATTTAAAATAAGGAAATTTGCTAAATGTATTACAATTCCAATCTTCGCAAACAGAAAAATTTTCTGAATTATGGAAATAATATATAGAAAACTTATCGTCACCATTTTCCCAAATTGGATACCAACCTTCGTTATGTTCCTCTGCCCATTTTTTTAATTTATTTATTAATATACGTTCTTTATCGAATTGTTCAGCTTCTTCTCTAGTTTTGAAAGCTAGTCCACGTTTGAAAACTTCTATTTGATCCTCTTCGTCATATACCTGTAATCTATTTATACAACCAGTCTCATCAAGATAAAAATAATCTTCTAACTCATCCGGCACTTCCACTTCATAAGGTTGATAAGGTAAAAAAGATTTCTCTTCCAGTTTTGCTTTTAAACCTTTAATTTGTTCTTCTAGTCTTTCAATTTCTTGTTTTAATTCTTCGTTAGTCATTTTTAGTCCTCCTAATTCTCCATTATATTGTGGTATTTGCATCCAGTAAACAACGTCCGACTCCGTGTTTTCAAAACCTAATCCAATTTCAAAATCTAACCAAGTATCTTTATAAGTATCAACAAATTCTCCAGAAGACAAAGGGTAAGTGACCAGTACTTCTTCGTCAATATCAGGTAACGTTCCATCCCATATTTCATCATAATCTCCTTGATAAAATTCTTTTTCTTCTTCAGTCATTTTTCTTAAATAGACTTTATGCCATTTCATTTTTAAAACTCCAACCTTTCTAGTTCTTTTAAAAAATATCTAAGAATAGCCATAAACTTTTCTTTTTCTTGCACAGTTTCAACTCTAATACCTAAATTATTGTTGTATTTTAATTGTTTAAGCGAGAAAGAAATTGTGTAACCTTTGTATTCAATAAACAAGTTATCTATATCTTTAAAATTAGCTATTTTTAATTTCATTGTTAACCTCCTATAATTTAACTCTTCCGCACTTCTTACATTCTTTCCATGATGGAATATCTATACACTTACGAAAATATTCGTGTATGCAAAATGTTTGTTTTATGAATAAAATAATATCTCCTATCATTATCCATATATCTCCTTTCCTCCTATATCTCGAACGGTTGTCCACCTTTAATTTCTTGTAACTGTTTGAACATTTGTAATTCTCTTATGCGATCTTTTTGTTGTTCTATTAAACGTTGTTTTTTTATGTTTTCTTTTGCCAACATCTCAACATTACCGCTAGCAATATAAGTTCCAACGCACAGCCCGGCTGTAAACATTATTAATAGCATACCTAACGTTATTAAAAACAATGGTAAATTAAATTTTTTTTCACGTCTTATTCTTTGTTGCTTGTTCATTTTTCTTCCTCCGTTAAAAAATATCGTAACACGCTTTAAAGTTGTTCTTATGAGTTTTCATAATATTTTTCATGTTACTATATATATTATATATATAGTATTTTCTTTAATATTTATATATATAATATATATAACTACTACTATATAAAGATTTGAGAAAATATCGTAACATCGTAACATACCTCTTGAAAAACTACTTGTACCAATATTTTAAAGGTGTTACTATATTTAAAAACAATATCGTAACATCGTAACAATATCGTAACACCTATTTTTTTACATAAGA